TCACAATATCACCTGCGTTTAATATTGTATTACCAAACGTTAACATAGTTAAGTTTTGGTTTCTATAACCTTGTTTATCGTGTGTACGCATTGATAAACCAAATGTGCCTTCTCTGTCTTCGTAATCGTTATGTATTTTCTTTGTACTAGATTTAATCATATGCTTACTATCATAGTGTTGCGTAAGTGGTTTACCTGTGTCTGAATATTGTACATCTTTAGGATATAATATGCCTGCCTCTGTACCCATTTCTAATCTTGGTGTTTTCTCTTTTCTATCTGCACTATCAAAGTTATATACTTCTATTGTTTTATTAAAGGCGTCGTGTGATGTAGTTTTACTTGCATAAAAACCTTCATTTATATTTGCTAACATATCAACTGGTTTATCTACACTATATCTTATAACTTGCGATAATCTACGTTCTACATCTTTTATCTCTGGTCGTTTTTCATCTTCGGTTACATTTGGTATAAGTGATGTAAACTTCCATTTAGGTGTTATCTGAGCACCCACACTACCAATAGCCATCATACTTGCTGTTGACCTAAAATAAAAACCTCTTGATGTTTCGTAAAATACATAACCTGCATTGTACGGAAAGTTTTTAGGTATTGCACTCTTGGCAAGTAATCTTATTGCCTCATATGGTTTTAAATTTGGTATGACTATCTTTGGATTGGTTGCTGTTGGCTCAAAGTAAAATGGTTTCTCTGACTTTAAATAATTACGTAATATGTCATTGATTGCGTTCTCTATCGGACCTGCATATGCCTTACTTATCTTTGTTATAGAGTTATTATACATTTCAGGCGAACAAAAAAATATTTGATAAAATTGTGCCTTCTCTTGGTTATCATCTTTAGTAACCTTATCTACTTTATATATTTGTAAGGGAATACCTGTTGAGTCTGTAAAATCAAAACCTATTGTGCCTGGTGATGTAAATGATAATGATAATCTTTCAAGACCTGTTAAAGGCAACATAGTTCTAACATCTTGCATATCATATACAATACAACTACCAACCACATTGTTAGAAAATATATCTTCAGCAATTTCAAAACTTAATGTGATAGGTTTTATATTCATCTTTAAGGGCAATAACTCTTCAGCATTATGCCTGTAAGATAATATGTGTATTTCGTTTAATTGATATTGACCTGGTTTGTCAAAAACTTCTCTGTCAAGGCTCATAATTTAATTTACTTCCTGATTAACAATCTAAATTCATCTATAAAACTATTTAAATATGCTGGTTGTAGTAATCTTATTTGTCTTTTCTTATCTTGTAATCGTCTTTCGTATTCTATATTTGATACTGATTCAGCACCTGCTGTATCACTATTAACTTCTATTTTGTGGTCATAATCACTAGGACCAGAACCAACTTGTTTACCACTTGATTGTGTTTTTTCATAATGATGTATGGCATTAGGGTTTGTATATTTGTCAGCAACAAATTGTTGAAAGTTATACTCATCTAACGGCCAATCGTGATATCTATTTACAACATTGTTTAATAAACATACTATCCAAAAATATGCTGTATCGCCATATACTTTGTATGCGATTGTTTCAGGTGAATCACCTTCAGGCACATCAAATAAATCATACAAAGATACATTGCTAGCAATCTTACTTCTAACTTTTACTCTTCGCCATATATCAGTAATTTCTTTTACATTACCTTTTACACCGGTGATATTATAATCTATTTTTGGAAACTCATTAAAGTATTGCATTATGCTCCTGCCTCAATGTCATTCTTCGTTAATATTCTGTCTTCAACAAAATCAACCACAATTTGAGTGTGAACAGGTTGACCATCAGAAAAGAAACTTGGTTGTTCATCTGGTGCATAATCAATATTAACACCTGTACAATAACAAGCGGCAATCTTATGTAATTTATGATTAACTTCACCATTGTACATATAACTTATTTTAAAATAGTTAGGCGCATTAAATAATGAACCAGCAGGACCTTTTAAACCTGGTGATGAGTTATATTTAAATATGTGTATGATATCTCTTACTGCTTTTGCCTCTTTTAAATTTCTTGGCCAAAAATCAAAAGTATAATTAAATGTTCTAAATTCTGGTGAGTCATAAAATTGTTCATTTCTAGGATTAGTTGCTAAACCACTTCTCTTCATTATAAATTTAATTGGGTCACCTGCGTCAGGTATTATACTAATTGCCTCACCTAACATATTCTTACCAATCTTCATAATAGAGTTTGTGCCTGCACCTAGAGCCGCTTTAATTTGTTCAGCAGTATTACCTTTTTGTATTTGACCTGCCGCCATACCTGCCTCTACATCACCTGCTATACCTGCTGACTCTGGTGAATAATTTTGTTTATATACTACTTTTAAATCTTTAGGCATATAGATTGCAATAGCAGATGTTGTTGTTGATTTACTTGGTAATCTTGATGTCATTCTAGCGTCAGGTTTTGATTGGTTTAATAGACCTGCTTTTTGTGGACTATAACTAGTAAAACCAGATTCAAACATAATATAATGACCTAATTGTTCATTACCTAAATCTAATGGGTATTGAACAGGACTAAATGCTAATGGATTTTCTACTAGTTTATTTGATGGCGCACTATCTATATTAAATGGTGACTTTTGTTTTAATGAAGCAGCAACTTTACCTGCATTAGCAGCACTTTTTGGTGCAGCCAGATTACTGACTACGTTTGATAAGAACGGTGTTGCTAGACTTGATATCTGATTTTTTAACTTTGTAAATGCCATTTATAAATACCTTTATCAATATTTATATAGATTATAGGTAGATTATGGCAAAGAGTTATCAAGGATTATACAAACCCACGCACCCCAAGAAATATGTTGGCGACCCCAAAAAGATAGTATATCGTTCTCTATTAGAAAGACGTTTTATGCGTTATTGTGACCTTAATCAAGACATATTGTTTTGGGCAAGTGAAGAATTACCAATTAGATACTTCAATCCAATAGATAAGAAATACCATAGATACTTTCCAGACTTCGTTGTAAAGACTTCCAAACAAAAGAAGTATATGATAGAGGTCAAACCATCACGTCAAATAGGTAAACCTAAACTAGGTAAGAAGAAAAGTAAGACTTATATGAGAGAGAGTTTTGAATATATCAAGAACCAAGCAAAATGGCAAGCAGCAAAATCTTATTGTGATGATAATGATTTAGAATTTAAATTGATTACAGAAAAAGATTTAGGACAATATTAATTTGTAACAAATCTGTAACATAAATATTATTATGACAGATCCTTTTACATTGATAACAATGCTATGCTGGTTGGGTGGTCCACCTGACTATGGACAAGGCTATTGTGATGTTCAAAAAGCAGACTATCTAAAAACCAAAAACTATTTAGAATGTACGTTTAGAGCAAAAGAATTTGTTAGAGCAAATGAAGACCCATTATTCAAGTATCACGGTGGCACTCATAAGATTGCGTTTTGTGTTGATGATTTGGTTACAGAAAGTTTATTAAATGACGACTATGAATTTACTTATGACGAGTACGCCGAGATATGGGCAACAGGTTCAATCAGTACAACATACTATCTTTTCTAAATTTTAGGCTATATTAAAATGTTGCAACACTCATTCTATCGTGGTAATTATCTACATTCACATTTAAAGGTGAGTTATTAAAGTCTGTTTTTGCAACGTTAGAGTTTGTAACCGTATCACCACCTCTTGTAATTACCACAGGTGGTGCATTATTCATATCAGAATATTTGATTTCTTCTCCAGATTTGTTTAATCTAGGTTTTATTCTAATCTTTTCACCTGATTTTAAAAAGTCTGCGTGTTCAGCAGCATTAAAATCATAAGGGTTAGCAAGAGAAGTTTCACCCATAGCATTTTTAAATACTAAATGACCACCGCCGGCACCTGTATATAATGCTTTAGTTGAAGCTAAATCAAAAGTATAACCTGTACCTGCTTTTTCAAATTTTATAATCTCATCTTTATTTTTTTCTATATCATCAAAAAATCTTTCATTTTTTTCAGGTAATGTGTCTTCATAATTTTTTATTTGCTTGTCAGGTTCTTTTATATCAAATTTCATCTTGTCTTTTACAAAATCTGGAAAAGGTAAACTATCTATAATACCATTTACTGCTTGTTTAATTCTATTGCCTATGTTAGAAAAGAAATCAAAAATAGGAGCAAATAAACTTTTAACAGCATTCATTATTCTATCAGGTAAACTGGTAACGAAATCTGATATTGTTGTTTTTATAAATGAGAAACCACTCATTATTTTTCTAGGTATGAACATTACAAAATCAATTGCGCCTTGAACAAAACTAATTAACATATTACCAAAAGATTTTAATTTTGTTCCTATGTATGATACAAAATCGGTAAATAATTGACTTACAAAATCAAACAATTTTTCAAAACCAAATATCTCGCCAATACCATTAATTAAACCTTTAAAGGCGTCACCAATTGTAGCACCTAATTTTTTAAATATTTTAACAAAGGCATCCAGAGATATAAACTCCATAAATGCGTCTTTAATTAATTGAAAATCTCCTGTAAATAGACCTTTAAACAAAGCTGCTACAAATTTAAGAGAATTCATAAAAGTTTCAACAGAGGCAACAAGTAATCCCATTCCAACTTCTAAACCTGTACCAATACTTAATAATGCACTCTTAACAACAACATCAACTACTGCCATTAATGCTTTTAATAATGGCTCTAATGCTTTAATTACTGCCTTTGCTCCATCTACAACAGGTGCCAATGCCTTTGCTATCTCATCTGTATATCTAATTACAAAACCAATTGCTAATGTTAGAGCGGCAAAAGGACCAAATCTACCAAATAATTTAAACAATACACCACTCTTACCAAAAAATCCTAATATTGGTGCCAATAATTTCTTCATTGCACCTACACCTGGTATTCTACCTAAAAAATTACCTAAAAATGCCATTGCACCTAGACCAGCACCATCTTTTTTAGATTCACTATCTGTTTGACCAGGAACGTCTGGATTTTCTTCACTTGATATTTTATCTTGTTGTTCTTTTTTTAATTCACTTGCTTGGTCTCGTCTTCTACGTGCCTCATCTTGGTCAAATTTAAACATACCAATAAGTGTATTAGCAACACTTTGAATACCTTTTAAACTTTTAGAACCTAATTGTCGTAAATGTTCTAATACTTCATAAGACTCTTCTTGCTTTTCAGCAAGTGTAGCACCAGAGGCACCAACTAATGCTTGACCAACAATTTTTTGTTGTGTGTCAATAATTGATAATGCTGAGTCTACGTTTTTATCTCTTTGGTCTTCGGCCATTATTCTTTACAATCCTTACAATTACAACTATTGCAACATAGTATTAATATATCTTTATTGTCGCCGTCTTTATAAGTTTGTGTACAAGTTTCTCCACAATGTTTTTTATGACCACAATTACTACAAGACATAGTGTTATCCTTTTAATTATTTCTTTTGTATATTACTTTTTTTACCGTTAACATATAGTCCAAACCAGGCAGCACCAGCACCGACAACAACAGATACAAAACCTGCTTGAGCGTTGTTAGGATTTTCTAATGCCATAAACCATTGCATAGTATTATAAAATACCATACCATATAGTATCATCATAAGTCTAGGCACCGTTCTCCAGTTTGATAAAAATTGTGGTAGTTCTTCTTTTAAAAACCACCATACCCATTTTACTTTGTCAACAGCGTCTTTTTTCTGTTCTTCAAACATTATTTCCTCATTCTCTCTTTTTGTTTCTCTTTTTCGTCCTTAATATGTTGTATTAACAAATTAATGTAAATCTCCCTTTCCCACGGCAACATATCATTTAATTCTGTCAAAGAATATTTATGATGTTGCATAAGAGCAAAATTCACTTGAAAATGATTCTCAAGCGAATCGTGTGAAAGGGCTACCCGAAAAAATCAGTTAGTCCCTCTAAAGTCACCTTGCTCTTAACTTTAGTTTTAGGGTTTTCTACCTCTAATTCGTGTCTTAATTTAGGCATAGTTTCATAAAATCTTTGTATAGACTTAAATGATTTACTATCTAAACCTTCAACAAACTTATCCATTTCATCTTTACTATAATCAATCGCCATATGCGTCTTATCGCCTTCTTGGATTTGGTAAATACTTTTTGATATAATATCAAATAGTGTGCTAGTATTAGCACCTTTACTATAATCTTTTGTAGGGTCAACAGAATTGATTGTAGGATATTTCATTAACAAACTAACAGAATCATTAACTTGTATCTTGTTAGTGTGTTCATCATCTACTTGAACATCAACTTTTGTTAAATCAACATTCACATCTGCATAAGTTTTTTTGTCGTCAGGACACAAAATTTTTATATTTGCAACCTCACCAACAGACTTTGACCTAATCTGTAAAAATACATACTCTAAATCAAAGGTTGGTAACTCATCAACATTTAAATTACCAAAAGTACAAACACCAACAATATTCTTTAATGCTTCTACAATTTGTTTTTGTTCTTGCGACTCAAGAGCCTGAAGTAAAACCTTTTCCTCTGCAACTTTGAAAGGTCTATATTTTACTTTTACGTCTGTTGATGGTAACGTCAACTCATAACTCGCTGTTTCTAATATAGGCAATGCCATTATATCTTCTCCTTATTGTTTAAAATGGTGGAAATAATCTTCCACCGGTCACTTTACCAATTGGTAAACTTCTTTTAGCGGTCTGTAATATATCTCTGCCTGCTCTTCTAAATTCAGGAGGCAATTTAGATAACACACCACCAAATAATCCAAAATCTTTTGCTGCCTTTATTGTAGGCACATCACCAAAAGAGGCACCAATCGTAGCGCCTTCAACTTGGTCTATTGTCAAGTTAGTCCATCTTCTAAAATTTAATGTAATAGGAACATCTACGCCTTTATCATTATCACCATAAGTATAATCAATAGAACCTATTGTTTGAGGATAGACTTCATACAATCTTACTGCGTAGGTAACTCTGTCTCTATCATTTTCACTTTCAAACTGACCTAATTGAAATATATCTACACTACCAATATAATCGTCATAGTAATTCATATTGTGAGTTTGATAATTAAATATCTTTTTCTGCCAGTTTTCAAAGAATTGTCTTTGTCTTAAAAATTTATCACCATAAAAATTTAATTCAATGTTTCTACTAAATGAATATGCGTAAGGCATTTCTCTAGCAGGACCATACATCAAATGCTCTTTTGTATTAACGTCTCTGTTAGGCATTGTAACCTTATTACACATCATACTCATAGTTTTGGCCATTGTCAAAGATTCTAAATCATTGTTAGTACCTAAACTAGAACCACCAAATTCACTTGCTATTAATTCTGCTTCTGTTAACACTCTTTGAGGTAGATGAAACATTACCATAAATCTATTAGGTCTTGCTAGACCCTCACCTTGATTTATTTCAGCAATAAATCTATTAATCGTAGATTCTGGATTACCTCCAGGTTTACGTCTTAAACGTTCATCGCCATTTACGTTATCAAGTGACCTATCTCTAGGTATACCAACTCTGATATCGTAATTACCTATACGTCTTCCGCCTCGTAAGATTGCCATTTTAGTCCTTTATTAAATTACAAGTTTCTTTATCTGCCTGTAAACCATCATTCTTGTTATACAACCAAATATATGAGTAAACAACGTTCTCTTGTTTATCTACACATTTTTTACCAAAACTTAATTTTGGATTTTTAGGTATAGAACAACCAACTAACAATAATGCCATTGCTATTATTATTCCAAAACTAATTGCCATACCTATCATTTCTTTTATATCTCTTTTCATTATATTTTCCTTCTACTATCAGCGAATACCGTTTGTAAACTCGCTTTTCTAAATCTAGCTACTGGTAAATAAACTGCGATAGCCATTTCTTGTACGTCAACTCTTAAAAAATTACTTCTTACATAACGATAAAGGTATTTTTTAATTGCCGGTTTTATTAGACCAATATTTTTTACTGCCTCATAAGTGACCTGTAATCTTGTTGATTGGTCAAATTTAGAATTAGTAGCAAATTGTTGTAATTGCTGTAATAATTTAAATCTTAAACCGTAGGGGAGATAATGAAAGTTTAAACCAATAAAACCTCCTCTAATCGTATCAATAGGCAACACTAGTGGAAATGTATCATAAAACGGTAACTTTTGTTTCGTTTTAGGGTCATATATAAACATTGACATTCTACCAGCACTTGGTCTTGCATTTAATTTGCCGTCTCTCATTAGTTTTGCTTGCGTTGCTCTATCTGCAATTAATGAGGCAGCATTTTTATACCAATTTGCTGACTTTAGTTTTTTGTCTTGTAAATCTACTAGTGGTTCAAATATATTTACCATACCACTATTTATAAGAAAACCCTTAGCGATTTCTCGCTAAGGGTTAAGCATTCGTGATTGAGAGAGAAAGATTAATCTTCGTCTGCTAATTTACTAAAATATGATAAAGTATCATCATCTTCGCTAGCAGGCTCAGATTTAACATCACTTGAGCTTGGCACAGACGTTGTGGATTGTGGTGGGAGGTCTACATTTTCCACGGTTTCTGTGTTTCGTTGTCCCATAATTACCCTATTCAGTTTCTCTTTGAGTTCATCATAGGTCTTAAAATTACTAGGGTCAACAAAAGGGTTTAGAGGGTATTGCTTAGACCAAATAGATTTGATATCTTCATCACTCTCTTTGATTTGGCTAACACTCTCAAATTCAGACTTATCGTAGTTCCAATAACCATCTACTTTTCTGATTTTTAGTTTGAAGTTTGCACCTTTCCAAAAATCAAATGGGTTAATTGGTGTCTCATCATCAAACGCTGGCTGCATTGCTTCGGTAATCTTATCAAAGATTTTCTTACCAAATTTAAATATAAAAACTTTGCCTTCGTTTTCAGGATGTTTTGGGTCTGATACAACAAAGATGTTTGAGTAGTATGATAATTTTCTTTTTCTCTTACGAGCAATTTCCTTATCACTATCAACACCTGTGTTCCATAATCTTGTATTCTCTTCGGACACCGGGTCTTTTTGATTTAGTGTCGTTAAAGAATTTTCAATATACCAACCGCCTTTATCTTGGAAAGCGTGAGACCAAACTCTTTGCCAAGGCATTTCTTCGCCTGTACTTGCTGGCAAGAATCTGACTACTGCATAACCATTACCAGTTTTATCTAGTTCAGGTTTCCAAATTCTGTCGTCTTGATATTTGTTTTTAGAATTACCAGAGGACTCTGGTTTTTCTGATGAAGCTTCTAATGCTTTTGTTATCTTATCAAAGTTAGAAGCACTTGATTTTAAACTTTCAAAATCCATATTATATCTCCTTTGTATTAAATATGTTCGTTATATTTGTGTAGGCTATATTATCGCCTTCATAGTTATTTATAATAGTTTTACTTAGCATTACGTAAATAATCTACCATATTTTTTGGTGTTGTTTCAAAGTATGGGTCATCATCAATGCCTTCATTATTGATACCTGGTTCTTGAAACCATTTCTCAATTGTGCCGTCATTAATAACTGCCATATATCTCCAACTCCTATTACCGAAACCTAAATGGTTTTTACCAATTAGCATTCCCATAAATCTTGTAAAGTTACCTGAACCATCTGGTATCAGTTTAACACTTTCGATATTCATTTGCTTTGCCCAAGCATTCATTACATAAGAATCATTTACTGATACACAATAAACTTCATCTATACCTAACAATTTTATTTGAGCATACTCTTCTTCAAATCCTGGTAATTGCTGTGATGAGCAAGTAGGTGTAAATGCACCTGGCAAGCTAAACAATACAACTCGTTTACCTTTAAAAAAGTCGTCTGTTGTTTTATTTAGCCATTGTCCACCGATAGCACAACCACCATCTGTTTCAACTTCGTCACCAACTCTTACTCTAAAAGTAACCTTTGGTATTTTTAAATCTCTTTTCATTTTTTCCTTTGTGTAAGATATGTTAAAAAGTTAATCATTTTATCCAATATACTACATTGATTCTAAATTGTCAATGCTGGAATAGTCAACATAAAACAAATTCTCTTGACCCTCCCATTCTCTAACGTGCATATTAACATTGTCTTTTAAATTTAAATCTCTATTTACCTTGTAAAATGTAGTGTTAGGATACTTTTTCATAAGACTCAACCATTGGTTGACCCAATTATCGTGTGGTGTAGGACCATTCTCTGGTGCCAAATAATGTTTTGAACCTTTATAAACATTATTGATTCGACTTGTTGTAGATTGTAAATCGTGGCCAATTAGAAATACCTCTGTTGCCTTATAATATTCACAAGCAACATAACCACTTGACGGACCTGCAGCCCAACCTAAATCTTTTGGTATCATTATATCACCTAAATTGTGAGATTTATCATTTTTAGGGTGTATCCAGGTCAAATGAATTTTACCTGTACTAATTTTTTTTTCAATAACTTCTTTATTCTTTTTTATTATATGTGCTAGGCCTTCTAATTTAGAACCGTGAAATACAAACTCTTCACTAGTACCTCTTTCGTTTTCTGAAAACACACCTTTTGTATTTCTTACTAACTCTAAATCCATTTTAGTAATTGCACCCTCTACCATCATCTTATAATGAAAGGCAGGTACTTTTGTCCAATCTCTAAAGAAACAAGGTATTTTATATGCAACACCTTTGTGATAAACTTCGTGCATTATACCGTGGTCAACACCTGTTAATGCGTCTGGCATAAAGTCTCTGTATATTGCATTACAACCCATAATGGTGCCTAATGGTCTTAATCTTTCTAAATCAAAACCTAATCTTGACTCACCATTACCAATACAAAATACTCTAACCATAATAATGTCCTAGAATACCACTTAAAAATATGAAAGCTGCAACTGCATTTAAAGTTATTAATGCTCTATCGTGCCATAACATACCAACAATAAACCAACCACATACACCAATTAAATGAAAATATAGATTAAACGGTACAATAGGTATAGATGTTAACACCATACCAATTAATATAACAATACTAGAAAACCATTTAATGTACCAAGACAGGTCACCTCTAGGTGTTATCTTTTTTATTCCCTCATTTATATGTGGTATATCAAATTTCCAATCACTCATCTTCAATTTACAAAAATATCCTTCATAATCATTTTAGCCTCTGTTAAATTAAAATTAAGAAAAGGTTTTAATCTGGTAATCGTATGTGAGATTTTAGGCCAGACAACTTTTTCATTAATATCTTTATCCCAATTTTTAAAAAACGCAAGATGTTTATCCAAATAGATGGCGGTTTGGTAGTTAATCTTCCTCTGAATAAGTAATCGTAAGACTCTAGGATGCTGTCCATTAAATACGCAAAAACCATCATCAAAAGAAATACGCTTACGGCTAAAATCATCAGCAATCCGTACGCAATCGTCCCTAAAATGGTATTTAAAAGATTCGTTATACTTTCTATATCTGGAATAATTCTCAATACCTTCATTGTCTAATAAATTTCCTATCCACTTGTCGCCATCAACAACAAAATTGCTGACAAAATAATCCAAGATATCTCGCTCATTAAAACGCTTTGATAGTTTATGAAAAAAGTATCTATCTTTTCTTTTAGTAAATGTGTCCAATGTTGCATTTGTTTTTCCACCATATTTTACGTAATCGTATGTATCGGTTGTAAAGTGTAGTTTAACACCAAGATACACTTTATATACATCAAATCCACCATACATTAATGTTTATCCCTTGTCTCATCATAACCAAAATCCATAACAATACTTATAATGGTGAAGACTACACCTAATAGTATTATTCCCCATAGACCTTTATCTACTTCTACAAATAATATATGATATAAAAATTCTAAACCATTCATACAGGTAGAGTACCACCTTTTTTAATCTTAAGCATATTAGCATTCAAAGCCTCTGCTTTAATTTTTTCTTTTAGTGATTTTGATATTAGTCTTGTTGTGGTTTCTATTTCTATATTGTGTTGTTCACAATAGTGTACAACTGCGTCAATATAAGTTATAGGTTTTTTTTCTTTAACAATGTCGTTAATTTTTTGTGTGAATTCTTTGCTATTCATAGTATATAATATATCACTTATTTAATTAAATGTAAAGCGTGGTGTTTCTGTTGCCAAGTACACCACAAACTCCGTTACCTAAAATTAGGCAGCAAGGGCAAAATTTGAATTGCCATTTAAATTGCGTTTAAGTTCGCCAACTATTACTCTCTTATAGACTCTTCAATATCTGTCGAACCTACCACACCCCCCATAAGCACACGTACTGATTTATAAATGTGTTTATGGTGGAGGTGGTGGGAGTTGCACCCACGTCCAGTCTATCTATCTTGTCTATCGTCAACAAGTAATTCTATGTTTGCTCTTTGTGTGCATACGCCAGGTCAAATGAGTGAGATACTATACAGCTTTCAAGTCCATCTGGACTTGTTAAAACAATAAGGTGTTGACTTCTATCTTTTGACACAAACGTATATACAAAGTAGGCAGGGGGCATATCTGGTCTTGCGCCCTCTCTCGCTACGGAAAACGTCTCTGGATTAAAATCAAACCTTTGTATGTACTCATTAACGACCTCACTAGGACCACATTGAGCAGGTAAACCTAACGGTGCTAATCCGTAAGGACTAGGAATTTCCGTATAAGGGTCTACAGCAGGCATATCGTGGTCTGCTTTAGCAGTAAACACAACAAAGCTAAATAGCATTGCTAATATTAGTTTTTGCATTTTATCTCCTGTGAGACTTAATAAGGTTTGATTATTGATTTATTTTTGCTTTATTAAGTTCTTCATAATATTTATAAAAATCCTTAATAGCTTTCTCTAGTTGAGACAAATAAACTTTTTTCTGTTTGACAAAAGCATTGCAACTGCCATCTTCACCTGCTTGTAAGATTACAATTTGTTCTATCGGTTTACCGAATAGCTCTTCATACATAATTGCATAAGCAGAACATTGTAAGTAATAAGATTCATTCCAACTATCAATACGTTCTTTGTTTGCTGTCTTGAAATCAATTACAGATAATTTACCATTGTACTCAGCGATACAATCAACTTGACCAGCAAGGGTAAGTTTGTGTGAGTACATAATTCTTTCTAAACAATGAATATTGTCAATCTGGTCAATATAAGGTTTTAATAATCTAAACATACCATTAGGCAATACATCATTAATAGTTTGAGGTTGACCTTTTAGATATTGTTCAACTAGTGTATGTGTTGCTTTACCTCTACGTGCCGCTCTGGCCATTTCCCATTTAGCTGCTTCTTCGCCAACGTTCTTACGCCACTTCTCTAAACCTTCTTTTTTCTGTATTGATAATATACTAGTTATTGATGGATAATTTTTACCGTCTATGTGGTAAAATCTAAATCCATTTTGATTCATACCCTTTGTATTAGGGAATTTAGTTTGGTCTAATTCTATAAAATTTGCCATTATATTTGTTTCCAATTCTTTTTCATTTTCTCTATTATATACACCACAACCATATTTGGCAAGCCTAATTTGACCTGTACAAAGTTAAATGGTCATTAATTAATTCGGGACTATCTCTTAACTCGTCCCGCTTCGCCTTTCAATCAGGTTCATAAGACTCATAACAAGTCTTATTGCTTTCATTCTTGAAAGCTCTCAATATCTGTTTACGGTTTTCACCATCATCACGATATGAGCAATGTACCCACCCCGAATTAGGTTCATCTAAATTGTGGAATTCCAATATCATCTGGTCAAACTCACAATTCTCTGAAATCCACTTTACTAATTCTGCATTACTTAATCCAAACACCTCGAAATCCGCCG